AATGATCATTGTTCATATGTTCTCCTTTCTAAATTCATCCTACACTATCCCGGACCAGCTGTCAAGCTTGCGGCTTGAAGCTTGCGGCCCAGTATACACATAAAGTGGCCAGGGCCGGATCAGTGTAGAGCGCCCGCCTCGGGCCATCACGAGTTGATCAAACTCTTCTCACACTGATCCCAGGTAGCCCGCGACTGTCTAGTACTAGAACAACTGACTACCAGGGATCAGCAGGGGGACACGCGTGCCCCTTGCCACTGATCCCAGGTCCGTTGTTTAATGTTTGGAAATCTACTAGTACCATCCAACGCAAACGCCTTGCAAAGCGTACAACAGACCAGGGATCAGCACCCACATTAAAGTGGATTTTCGGACAGGGGTTCCCAAAACTTCACCCTTTCGGACTTAGCCCGCTGATCTTGATCAGCGTTATACCAGCACTGTAACTGTATCAAACACTGATCCCAGGTCCCTTGACAAAGTTCGAACTTCGCTGGCTCGCAGGTGAGCGTAAGTTCAAGGGACCAGGGATCAGTTCTAGCTGTGCAAGATGTAGGTTGACAGACCTTTATAACACACAACCAGAAGTTGTCCCAACAAATTAGAAACGGGGTGTGGTAAATCACCCAAACTAATTTATTAAATCCAATATAATACTTGACAATCCTATTGTCAAGTGATAATTTAAAAATATGTCAAATAAAAAAGAAAGAGGTATAAATGACTAAAGAAAGAAAGATAACACTTAACTCTGAAAAGAGAAAAGTGATTGCAGATCAATTTCAATCTTTTTATGAAGATAAAGTAAAAGATAAATTGGTTCAAGCAAAAGAACAATATGATCTTATGCGAGATAAAGCAAAAGATATGATGAACAAAGTTGTAAGATTTCATCAACCTCAAGAAGATGTTGATACAATCAGATCAATGATTAAAAAATATAATAGTGCAGGTGGCGAGTTATATGAAGATCATTGTTTTTATGTTCAAAGTCCAATTCAAAAAGTTGATAATGAGGGTAGAGAATATACTGATAATCAAGAAATCAAAGTTAGATTTGATATGGGTAGAAATTTTGCAAGAGCATATTATCGTGATGAATTGAAAGCAAAAGGATTAAACCCAGACTTTCATTTATCAATTCAAGATGACTACTCAAAAAGAAATCCAAAATATTATGCTGATGAAAGTGCAGTAAATAAATATTTGGGTTTTAGTAATTCATCTAACGAAGATCAATCTATACAGAAACCTGTTCACAAGTGGGAAAATGATTTTCAGCTTTGGGTAATTGGAACATCTTATTGTCATTCAAGACAGTTTAAAGTTGATGAAAATGCTTTGGCTTTTTTTAAGATGTATAATCAAAGTGCCGACAATGTAATTAAAGAACATCAAAATATGTATAGTTATGTTGAGGGCAAAATGAAAACTTTAAGATTGGGTTTAAAATCTTATAGACACTTTGAACAAGCAAAAGCACTTGCAGATAAAGTGGGAGTTGTTTTAAATGAAACAATGATGAACGAAAGTAGTTCTTTGGCTTTATCAATTTATAGCCCAGATAATCTGGCTAGTCTTTTAGAAGATAAAGAAGTTCTTACAAGAGAACAAAAGATTGCTATTGCAAGAAAACAAATGGCACAAAATAGTTTAAATTAACTATTGACAATTAAGGGACTATCCTATAGGGTAGTCCCAGAAAGAGAGAAATAAATATGACTAAAACATTTTATATAACTTATTGGGCTAACAAGCACAAAAAGCACATAACAAGACAAGGCAAACACGACGAGAAATCTAGATTTGGAGTTTCTAAAAAAGGTGTTGCGTACTATGTTTATTATGATCTAGACGCACACGGATATAGAACGGCAAATCAAAGTTGGAAAGTGAGGTACTAATGAAATTATTTTTAATGTTATTTGGTTTTGTATGTTTAAACTTAGGAATAATTCTGGCATTGCATTTTGATAAAACTATCGGACTGCTAGTATCAGCATATGGACTTTGTACTTTTTGGATGATGTTGCCAGACAATCGAGGCAGACATGAGTGATTATAATTGGTGCCATGGTCCAAAGTGCCATACATTTAAAACACAAGATAGAATAAGAGGTGTTAAAGGTTCAAAGGTTTTGAGGACCAGAAAGATAAAACAAACAACATGGAACGCGAATAATTGTTGGTCACATTTTTGTAGTCAAGGTTGTTATACTGATTTTCTTTATGCACATTGGGAAGAATTCATTAGACTACATCCGAGGACCGAGTGCCTTGAAACACCGATTGAAGTAACAAAAGAAACATACTCAAATCATTGGGGCACACATGTCAGAACAAACATTGAGGCTATTGACAATGCTTGACTTATCCTATATGATCCAGGACATGACAGATACAGAACGAGTACACAAAGCAATCAATCCTTATTCTGGTCAATCAGAGATGTTAACAGCAGAAGAGTATAAATTATACATCATGATTAAACAGGCAGAGTTTGACGAAGACTATAAGACTATGCAAAAAGGCTTAGACAAATTTAGTAGAATGAATGCTAAAGCATACATGACCCTACTAGATTAACTCTCTACCCCTGGCCCTAACGGGCCAGGGGTCCCAAACAAATCCAAAATATATAAATTAAATAAGACCCTATCCCCCCTTTGTGCAAAAAGGGGTCCCACTACTCTAGGTTGTATTGCTTGATTTAGACAGTTATACCTGGTAAAAACATATTTAACACTTTAAGGTGCGAAAAAAATTTTTTAAAAATTTTTATGGAATTGAATAATATAGACATAAGTAAACTACCTGCAGATGTACGTAGAAAGTTTAAACAGCTGCAAGTTATGCACGCTGAAAAAAAGATACAGAATAAAGCTAAAAATGATTTTCTTTCTTTCGTAAAATGTATGTGGCCTGATTTTATAGAGGGCTCCCACCACAGACATATTGCAGAAAAATTTAATAAATTGGCATCAGGCGAGATAACTCGTTTAATCGTTAACATGCCACCAAGACATACAAAGTCTGAGTTTGCATCATATTTGCTACCAGCATGGATGGTGGGCCGTGATCCAAAGCTCAAGATTATACAAGCAA